ATCATTTCCACCCCAAGCTGTTGCATCTTGTACAGTAGACGAATATCGAGAAAGTATAAGTGCTTTATAATCCTCTGCAGTAACTAATCTTTGTTGAGTTGCAAAGGATATCGGAGCGTTTGCTTTGATTGAATTAATTGATTCTTTTTCAGCTCCGCCCGCCGAATTTGAAACTGTAGTAATTGTTAATGGGTAATCAGTACCGCTCACTGTAACATCTTGATCAGCCGCAAAAGTAGTACCACCATTTGCGGCCGCTCCGATAGAAGAAATATACTCAATCACTATTTTATTTCCAGCTTGTGGAGCTAAGCCTAAAACATTGCCTTCACCAAATGAAATTTCATAAAATCCGTTTGGTGTCTCTCTAATAATGTACACTTTAGATTCAGCGTTAATCCTAACGGTATCTTCAATATCAACGTAGGATACAAAAGAAGAAGATGTTACTGTTTCATAGACTTTTACATTTACGGTAGAAGTGTCAATAGTGACATCTGGTATTACGTATACTTGATCGTCTGCAGTATCACCAATTATAAAAGTTTTTGTTTTCACTGTACCTTCATAAGCTGGAATACTGGTACTGCCGGCAGAAGTTACAAATGAAAAGTTTCCAGCTCCATCATTCGAAGCAGTATATTCTTCAAGTGTTTGGAATGTGTATGACTGGCCATCTATGCTAGTAGTAAAAGTTGAATTTTTAGGAAGAGTTGCTAAAGGTAAAGCTGCGTTTGCAGTTGCTAAACTTAAATTGAGATTAACAACAGAAGCAGTTCTAGAACGAGGACGATAACCCAATGTTTCGGCGTGAGCTACCACAGATGCTCTTAATTGCGCAGAATTAAGAAATGATTCGTTAATACCGACATTAGCAATGAGCCCGTTGATATGAGTGTTGTATGCTAAAACATCAAGAATATTTGACAATCCACTTGCTTCAAAATCATAGTCTTGAAATTCTGTGCTTCTCTTTAAATATGTTTTTAAACTTGATTTAATCGCATCAAAATCTAAATCTGTGGATTGAATAGTTGCCATTATCTCAGCCTCGTGAGTGATACATTTAATTCTACTTCTTCAAGTGTGTTTACTACTTGAAATCTAACTGTAATATTAACATTATAATTATCTGGGTCGATTCTAGCTATGACTTTTCTAACTATTGCTCTTGGTTCGTAGTTAGATATTGCCGCAGATACTCTATCTTGAATCTCCAATTCATCGAATTCATCACTTAGTTCAAAGAGGAATCGATTTAAATCTCCTCCAAAAAGTGGTCTAAATGGTTTTTCATTATAATTCGTTAATAGTAAATTTTTAACAGCTTGCTTTACTGCCGCTGCATCAGACTTTTTAAACACATCACCGGATGCTCTTTTCGCAAACGTCAAATCAATATCAGAATTCACTACTGTTCGTGAAGTTATGATTGATTTAGTATTTAAATTTCCGTCTTCGACTGCAAATGCACGTGCCATTTAAAAATCCTTTGATCTATTTATATACTTTCAAAACACTTTATTCATTGACTAAGATGTTAATCAAAAACTTTGTGAAGTGACCAGCGCGTTATATTCGAACTAGCGCTCACTCGGCCAAGTCCATTAGATACAGCACCGTCTATTGTATCAGCTGTTAATAATAAAGCCCCATCACTAGCATTACTACTTTTATAGAACATTTCAATGGTATAATAACGGTTAGCTGTTAAATACGCTAATCCATGTATCGATGCGCTAATCGTAGAAGCGTCTACAAACTTGCTTCCGCTTGTCATAACAGCGGTAGCGGTATCAATCCCGTAGGGTGAGGCTGTAGTATAAGTAGTTCTTTCAGACATACCCACTATAAGAGTTGTAGATGTTCCAGCATCTCCTTCAGCATCGTCAACTACTATGGAACAATCAACTTGATACCAGCCTGATGACTTGCACTGATACGTATTACCCGGTTGGCTGGTGTTAGAGAAATTATCAATATGTCCGGAATCTGTATCAAGTAGTATCTGTGTTCCTGGATTATTACCCCAAGTGACCCATGTTTGAGTGTTATGAGCGAATTGGAAAGAACCATCCAGCCTTACAACATAAGCCGGCTTAGCAATAGCATTAACAAGAGAAAGAGAATTCGCTGTAACATCTCCAAGAGTCACGTTACCCATTATCGTTGCGTTCTCATTTGACGAATCACCGTTCGATAAAACTCGGTTGAGTGTCATATCCTCATCTAAATCTCTAAGGTTTTCATCCATTTCTGCGTAAGTAAGAGCAGCACCTTTAGTAGATCTTTTAATAATTGTCATGTAATTTCTCCGCGATCACTATAATATACTCCAATTAAAGATATAAACTGATTGTTAACCGTTCCGGGATTATTTTCAAAGTAATCAAAGGCTACATATTCAAATCTTTCGGTTTCTTCTTTTGTAGGCACCGAAGTAAATGTAAATCCTGTTGCGTCTAATTCAGCCATATTAACCTGCTATTACGTTTGATGACCCACTGGCCGATGCATTTGGAACCCAAGAACCATGACCACCAGTTGCATCTCCAATTCTATGCACGCCCTTGCCGTTTACAATTACTTTATTCGATCCACCAACCGCTGGATCGCCACATCCAGTAGCATCACCAATTCTCACTGCACTAGCACCATTTACAATCACATTCGGAGATCCACTAGCATACGAAGTGCTGTGGAATGGGTTTGGAGATGGACTAGCATGTCCAATATGTTTATCTGTTCCTTTTCGTGTAATACCCGGCATATTAATTTAGGTTGATAACCCCTCCAGTTGTAACTGTTTGATTTCCACCAATTGTTTCTGTAACATTTCCGGTAACGTTCATTGTTAAATTGCCATCAACCGTTATTTCCATATTTCCAGTAACGTGTAACTTATCATTTCCAGTTACAGTTCTGAATCCATTCTTATGATGAGTTACAACATCACCATTCGGATGCATTTCAATAAAGGTACCGGACTTATGATAAATGTGTATGCGTTCTGCATCTTCGGTATCATCAATTTCAATTACATGTCCTGACGGAGTTGCATGAACTGCGTTGTTTGGGTAGACTGCAGCATATGGTGAAGCTGGTTCTCCAGTGACACTATCTGGTGTTTTAGTAAGAGTGTTTGTACCGCGAGCGAGTTGACTCGTTGATCTTCCACCTGCCGAGTCATCTTCGAGTTTTGGCATGCTTCCGAGAACGAGTGGAAGCTGTGAGTTAGTTCCATCAAGGAACACTCCAAAGACTCGAGCATTAACTTGTATTCCCGTATTGATTCCAAGTCCATTTGTTCCTCCTTCAGATACCGGTATGATTGTCTGAGCCCATGGTAAGCCTTCGTCTGGAATATCAATTATATTTTCGGAATGGATGCCCATAATTCGTAGTCTTAATCGACCAAGCTGAAGTGGATCATTAATATCCACAACACGTCCGATAAACCAACGAGTCTCGTCGCCATAGTAATCTTGATATCTTGTAGGAATCATCTCTTATAGTTACCTATCTTCACACATGTCAGTGATAGATCATATTGTTCTTTTTTAAACATATGTCTTGCTGCATATATTAAATAATCGCCAGACTTCTTTGCATCTATTTTTCTTTCTCCAGCTCCGAGTTCAGGATCTGATGATAAAAATTCAGCTCTTAAATTATTTCCTATCGTTGAGTGTTTATCGCCATCAATGAAGTCTACTCCATCAATAACCATTGTCAATGGATTTTTCTTTAATACGTTGTCCATAGCACGAGAAATAATTTCTAGCTTATACTCACTAGCTAGCTTTTCTTCACGATAAGAATTTTTGTATGATTCACCATCTTCAAGTTTATACGAACCAGATCCACCGACTTGTACTATTTTTCGATTTTGTAATTTATTAAACGACTTATTGTTTATTTTATATTCTTCCGAAAACGCAGGATTCGCTTGATTTTGTTGTAGCACACTGTCCGAAGCTAAAATATCATACAGATCTTTCTTTATGTCAAAATCAAAAGACTTCTGTTTATCATTAATTGTATCGATATACTCGTACTTTGAACCGATTAATCCTTTTCTAATAATCTTATACAGATTTTCTATATTATTTCCAAATGTATGAGATCTAATAATTCTTCTTTTTATATCCGGATCCGATGATTGAGCCGCCATCGATGAAACTTGATATGATATATCTGGATTAATTATAGTTTCTTGTAACATAGTTCCAAGATCATTGAACAACAGCTTATCTTTTACTAGAGAAGAATAGATATAAAAAGGATATCCTCTTTTCGATGTAACTCTAGAAGTAATCCACTTTAAAGTTTCAATCGGATTCAAATTTGGAACTATAAGGTTTATGTCTTGTTTGGCTATAGAAGCCGATAGAATTCCTTTGTCTAAAAACTCTTCAGATATATCTTTAATAATTTTAGAGACTTTTCCTTTATAAAATCGATTGACATTAATCAAATTGGAAATATAACCAATGTCTTCAATTAATTGTAAAGCCATTGTTTGTATATTGTCTCCAGTTTTTTCTGTACTTACAATATGTGTGATATAAAATGTTTTTGATATTGGTTTCGTGTCTTTTCTCATAGAGCGAATTTTTATCGATATTTTTTCAGCTCCAAGAAGATCTGCATTTTCAAAAAGATTCTCGTTATCGAGTAACAAGATTTTTGCAGTTAGATATGGTTTATCTAAATGCTCAAAAATATCTAAGTCAGTTGTCATTTCACGCAATTCTACATCAGTATTCAATCTCTCGGATTGTAACAGAATCGATTCAAAAATATAATCAGATACTTGAGAAGTTTCGTTTGTCCGTGGCATTAACTCGCAACAGCCTCTCTAAAAGAATCAACGATAGAATCAATAATATTTGCGCGGATAACTTTAATTGATTTTAATTCTTCGTTTTGAGCAACTAATCTTTCAGCCCAAGTAATTTCTGTCAATTGCGCACCCGGACCTACGGTTGGATCAATATCGACATAATTTCCACTCGCATCTTCATAGTGATGTGCTGCGTTATACTGAATTGAAGTACTTGTTACGACTATACTTCTTGTTATTCCATCTACAAGACTAACCGAAGTGCAAGTTTCACCATTTGTAAATGAACCGGTAGCATCTTTAAACCACAGCTGGCCGAGATCTAATTCTCGGTGAGTAATTTTTGCGGTTGTTCCAGATGATAAACCCTGTATTGTTTCTCCTACTTTACAGCGATCAGTTAGTGTAGATCGAGTAGTCATAATATTTCCATCGTAAATTTCTACAGCCCTCTCAAAAACTTTATTTTGCGATAATGGCCAACCCGAATCTCTTAATGATGTATTCATTAAGAAAAATGTCCAATGATAATTTGCAGTACCATACAACTTATAAGAAAGCTGATCGGGCCTCTCATTTGGCAAAATATAGTAATCTTCGTACATCGATGTTACATCTCTAACTTGATCTATAACATCAGAATATAGCGATATATTTTCGATCACTTCGGTAGTAGATTCATCTCCAAAAGTGTAGTTGATTCTCGGAAAATTTCTAAAATACGTCATGGTAGTGATACCTCTTCTGGTGAAGTACCGGCTGACCTATTTTGTGTCCTTTGTGTACCTTCTGACGGTGCATTCTCGTAATGATAGAATGTATCGTTATCTTCGTTTACGACATCGTATCTGCTCAACGGCTTGTATTCAGTAAACGTTAAAGTTAAATCAACTTCGGTAGGAGATCCGTCAGTATGTAATACCGAACTAGTAGGATTGTAAGTAGTCGATACTGTTTTTAAATAGCTCAACTTAATTGGAGTACCAATATTCTTAAAGAATTCGTCTCCGCTTTTACTTAATAAGCGAATTTTAAACATGTTTGGATAATCATATGCTAATGATATCGATTTTCCGTATGGTATTTCGACTGGATACGCATGGAATCGAAAGAATTTAATAATATTCTTTACCATTACTGACTCTTCGTATGATCTTGGAATGAATTTAAAAACAAAGTTAAATTCACGAACAGCTACACCATTAAACATTGTACGAATATTTGGATTCATTGAAACTCGAGCTGCGATTCCGATTGCATTTCTTACTGCATCTGGAATCATTGGCATAGCTTGTGAACCACGAACTGCTGCGACTCGACTTACTGTTCCAGTACCAAAAAGATCAAAAACTGATTGTGCGCCTTCTTTAATTCCTT